ATGAAAAATCTACTCATTCTAACTATTGTCGCTCTATTCGTCTCATCACCTGCGCTAGCAAAGCGTGGCTGCTGCTCCCACCATGGCGGTGTTAGTCACTGTGGCGATAACGGGTATTACATCTGCAACGATGGTAAACAATCCCCCTCATGCACATGTGATTCATCTTTCTCTGAGCCGGAACAACAAACTTACGTTCCTAGCATCAAAGCGTTGTTTGAACAGCGTTCAAGTTCACCTCTACTACCAAAATTTCTGATCGACGCAACAAACCAACAACAGAATGAAGCCTAGAGTTCCTTTTCCTAAACAGTAAGAAATACAGGCTCTTCCATAACAGAGCTCACCGATTTAGATTCAAAATAGTCCAAGTTGAGGCGAATCATGGCTGGAATATTTTTCGCGCTTAGTTTGTTACTTATGGGAATCGGATTTGCTCATAGTGGCTGGTTGGGGATGCTTGGCTTGGCGTTAGTAGCCTTTGCTGGAACAAGAAAAGGAGCCGGTGATTTCAGCCTGCTCCTTGGTTTGATGATTATCATTGGTTTTGTGGGCGGTGTTATACAGATCCTTACATGGCTGTTCTAGTCATCTTCACCGCCTGACTCACGAGCTTGTTTCTGGCCGCCATCATGCGGTCTATCCTCTCCCGCTTTTCCGCTGGGCTGAGAGTTCGATCCCTCTGCACCAATTCAATTTGAGCCTTTAACTGGCGGATCTGCTTTTGAATCCCCGTTAAAGGCTTACGTTGCCGCAGCAGAATCATATTCTTCTCATCGCTTAGAATGGCATCAGCCTCTTGATGACGCCCCTCTTGCCGGTACTGGCGAACAGTACTGTTCAACTGCTCCGCCTTCTGCAGCACATCATAAAACTCAGTCATAAACTGCGTTGATTTCGCCGGTGCGTTACCTCGATAAAAACTCCCGACAATCGCAATATCATCCTTACGCCACGCGGGCGCATCACCATACGCTGATGACACATTTCGGGTCACCATGTCTGCGATCCCCATAACCCACATCCCTAACGTACCGAAGTAGCCACGAACGAGATGCTCCATTTTTTTGGGTGACATACCGGTCATATCACCCACCGCGCGTAACGTTTCTGAGGTATTTTCGTTGTAGCGCGCTTCGGGCCGTACATTCAAATCACTCATGCTTTCAATTGGTGCGGCTCGGAACATGTCGTAGTTAAAGAACACTTCCATACCTGGCTTCACCACCTGTGGAACAGGATTCATAGAGAGCGTTTCACCGATCCCCCACATAATCCGCTCAGCCAGTTTTTTGCCTGAATCATTGCCAGTGATAAAGGTGCGTGTCATACGCTCAGGAATAGTGCCGAACATGACACCTATTTCGAATGGTTTAGGGATCCGAAAATGCTCATCACCCAAAAAGATATGCCAGTACAAATCTTTCTCGTTATCGGGTAACTCTTCATAGCGCTCATCATCAGCATTCAGTAATGCGAGTCCAACCGATGCCAACGCTATTGCGCCGCCTCGCTGTGCAATTAGCTTTGGATTATCTCGGATAGAACGCCCTAACTTGCTTAAGCCCTGCATCCGAGCATTGAAAAAGGGCAAGATATCGGACAGATACATCATGAGGCGCGCATTCCCCATCATGGAGAAGTCCATCAAGTCTTTAGCTTCAAAGATAGCTTCTGCCTTTGATTTACCCGCTCGAATGGCTGCGTCATATACCGCCTCACGGTTTGCATTTTCAATGGCATCCCCCACTGAACGATACTTCTCCCAAGCACCGGCTAATCGTTCTTTAGCCTCAATGGCGGAGGTAATTAGGCTGCGTTCATATTTGGCAATTTGCTCCGGCGTCATGCCTTTTTTGCGTAATGATCGCCGTATGCTACTAGCCATAGATTCGGTGTCATTCATGTATCCCCCCATGAAGCTACCACCAGCAAAAAGCATATCTAGCGTACCGCCTTCCTCTCGCCACGTTTTCTTAATCCCACGCAGGGAATCCAGACCGAACTTGAATCCGTTCTTATCAATAGTCCACGCCTGCATAGCATCACGGATAAAGTTACGCAGCATAAAGTCAGGCATTGCGGTGACCGTTGCGGTCAGCAGGCGCTTTGCAGCTCGAGCCAAACCAAGCCCTGGGTGATCTGGGCGCTGTTGATCTATTGCTGTCAGTGCCTTGAACAGTTGCTCATCATGGATCCGCAGAACGTAATCTTCCCCTTCCATTTTCATGGACAGCAGGCTCTTATTGCCCTTCGGTGACATTGCGGCTTTGATATCCATCAGATTTGGCTTACTGATCACCTCAATGACATCTGTTTCTGCTAGATTCCACACGGCTTTTTGCATCGCCATGTTCTTCATGGAGCTATCGATGAGTTTGCTCGCGTTGACCAGAATATTCTCCAGCAAATCATTGGTGTTTTGTTTACCACCCTTGAGCTTTTTAATCATAGCTCGCTGACCGGCCAGTCCTTTTTGTTTCCATGGTCCCATCACGTCACCGTCATCATCCTCACGGTAAAACGGGATATACCAATCATTATCTTGCCATTGTTTGCGATCGGCGCGAGAAATGAGCCCAGCGTCCTCCGCCATATCCAACAAAGCATCATTCATGGCCATTAGACGTTTACGCGCATCTTCGAACTTGGCCTCTTTCCCTTGAGCGCCTGAGATCAGCGCATCAATATCTTCATCGGTCAGCAGATTTTCCCGACCTTCCGCTTTTAAGCGTTTTGCTCGGTTACCCGCAATCCAACCAAGGAATGTGTGCAAATCGCTGCCAACGCTCTCAAAAATACCCAAAAAGGAATCTTTTTTTGATGTGCCTTGTTTCATCTGCACAATGCCATCTTTCCATTCCGGCACGCCGTACAACATCGCACCGTGCATTGTGGAAGCCGAGCCAGTTGCCAACCGTGCGGCAATGTAGGCGGAATCTGATGCCTCTATATTCCCTACCTTATCCTCGGCATACTTGAGCGGGGCCAAGGCATCAAATGTCGCGGCATTCATTCTTTTCATCCACGCATCTGCCATCTCCTTCCACTGCTCGAGAGGACGACTTTTCACTTCGTCGATTCGCTCTTTGAGGGCTTTAATAGGATCTTTACGCGGACCAAGGTTCAGCTTTTCCAGTGCGATCTCTTGTGCCGTTTTTTCTCGGCTGAATTTTGTCATGCTCCCTTTCAGAACATGACCACCACTTGCCCCTTTATCACTGACTGCAGCTCCTGTTTCACTATCAGCATAGATGGCCACGGCTTTCATTCGATCACCAATCGCCTCGACAATATTGCGTAGCTCAGCCTTCGTTACGCGATTGATAAAACCCACTTTGCGTAATGCATGCGCAATCATGCCAACAATACGATCACACAACTTGCGGATAGGTCCTCGAGGTTGCTCCGCCACATAGGCCAACAACTCCTCAAGTTGCCCTTCAAGTGGTGTATCACGCTCAACCTCTTGTATTTGCTCCCAGAGCGGTTTTAATGCAGGACTCTGACGCGCCTCCCACAAGACTTGTAAAATGCGGTCGTATTCAGCATCACCAATCACAGCCTGAAAGCCATGGTGAACAAGGATCTCGTGTCGCAATTTCTCCAGCGTATGCTTGGCTGATGTCAGGTTATCTGCCACCAGCACAACGCGCCCAATACCATTACCCTGATAAAATGCATGCACTTTATAGCCATCGGGCAAACCACCTAGGGTTAGTTTGTTCGCCTCTTCTTGCGTTTGAACAACCTTCACTAAAAGGTTTGCAGCGCCCTTGTATTCACGAACGAATCCTTTCGCGATGAGCTCAACCTCTTTTTTAGACATGCCTTTGGTTTGACTACCGGTACCATTGCGGGAATAGGCTGCTGCCCTCCCAGAAACAGAAACCCCAGCATCATTGGCCGGGGTTAGTTGAGGTTGTGAGCTCTCGATGGGTTCATTCGGAGAAGGACGTCCATTTGCAGGAACTGCATTAGCCGTTGTTTCTTGGTTTGGCATAGCCGCTTTAGCCTGCTCAACTTCAGCAATGCTGGCCACACCATAACCACCACCATTGAGCTCAACCGGTGTTTCAATCCCTTTTCGGCTGGCCAGCTGTGCTTCTTTTTGTGAGGAGAAGGGTTTTCCGCGGCGGGTAATGCGAAGGGTTTTTAACGGACCAAACACAGAGTCCGTATCTGTGCCCGCTCGCTTAATTGCTTTCGCAACCTCAGAACGAGGATCACGGACACTCTGTATATCCATGCTGGTATCTGGCTGATTACGAGCCAGAACTGGAGGTACATACGCACTATTGCCATCTGCACTTTGAGATACTGCGCCATTAGCATAAATAACGTCGGACTTACCAATGCGATGAGTCTCAGGAATGATCTCCGTATAGTCAGCATTCAAATCGCCCCGCAGTAGACCAGCCTGATTGTCTGATGGCTTATCAGCCTCAGCAGGAATAACTTCGCCCTCCACCGGCTTATAAACTGCTACTTGATTAAGTTCTCGATCGACCTTGTTATCAAATGGCTTGCGTGCATCCAACTCTGCTTGCGTGCCCCCCTGATTGCCAGCCTTGATTTGAGCTGCAATCATATCCCTCACCTGTGCACCATATTCACCCGCTAGGGCTTTTCTGACATTAGGGTGCCATCCCTCCGGTGAATTAACCTCGCGCTTGCCTGCTAGCACCTGTTGCACAGCTGAGTTCTCATTTGGGACACCTCGAATGCGGCTAGCCGGTACATCACGAAACGCATCAAACTGGCCACTGCTAACGCCCATCTCACTATCGTCAGTCGGCTGACGCAGTTCACTTTTATCTAATGTGCCGCGTGGTTTTGCCGGTTCTCGTTCTGGGTCAAACTGATCGCGAAATGCTTGAACTTGTGCGTCTGTGTTGGGGAATTGCTCACGATCTGCAGCATTTCGAACGAAGGTCGGAATATCGGCAAACTCATCAAATCCTGATGTGCCAGTGACACTATCGTCCATTGCTTGAACCTGAGTTTCAGCTGCATTCACTTCTGGCGCAGGTTTAACTGTTTCAGCGATCGTGTCTATCGCTGGTTGAGCGCCTTCAGCTACTTTGGCCTGTTCCTCAGCTTGTGCGGTCTGACTTGTAGAGCTAGGTACATCTTGCTCTTGTGACTGCGCTTGTTCTTTAGCGGTATCTTCGTTTTGTTGCTTTTCCGCTGACTTCGCTTTGCGTTCAGCTAATGATGCGCGAGTGCCACCCACAGCTCCTAACGCGCCGCCAGTCCCTGCGCCAATTAATCCACCCTCTAGCGCGGAAGACAGCACGCCTTTCCACGGGTCCGACTCGATTCCCGTTGTATGATTTACCGCTTGGTTAACAGCATATTGCTGTGTACCTTCTTCGAGCATTTCGCCAATGCCCTCACCAGCAGCGCCTTTGGCTGCACCAGCAATAAACCCTTTCGCACCTTTCCCTGCGAGCATCTTGAACAACATGGTGTCGCCGAGCAGAGAACCCGCCGCCGCCGCGCCCCACGTTTTCACATCTCCCATAGTGGCAGCGCTCGCAAGGTTGGCGACTTCATCACGGGCCATCGACAGCTTTTCAAAATCAGATAACCCCTGATATTGCTGATCACCATCAATACGCAAAAAGGCCTCACGGAACGAGGAGCTATCCCTCAATTCATCAAAACTCATCGCATTGATGGTCTCTTTGGCATTGAGTCCTGCAGAACCCACAGAACCTGTAATTGCCGTGGTTCCGGCTGCCCCCGCAGCCAGCTTTTCGACCGCTTTGGCGGCAACAGCTTCTGCAATCTCTTTCGATGCACCACGTTTGAGCATGCTCGTGGTCACGGCACGCCCTAATGTCATTTTGGCAGCAGCACCTGTAATCCCACCCGATGCCAAAGTTGGAAGCATGGAGCCAAGGCCGTTAGCAAATTTCAGTGCCCAGACATCAATATCCCCAGCCCCATCACCTAACGTCAGCCCTCCACGTTCATTCTCGGAAATGATGCTGCGATTCAGCGCTTCTTTTGCATCATCACTCATGCTATCCACAAGCGCTGCCGAGGTTTCGTGTGCTTTATTGCCCACTCCAGCAACAACATCAAGAACCGGTGATAGGCGTTTAGCCATACGTGCACTTGCTTGATCTGCATACGACAGCTCAGGATTACCATCACCATTTTTCTTACCGAATGCGCTGGCTTGGCGCGCAACCTCGCCAATACCCCCACCAAATCCAGTGCCCCGGCACCTACCGCTTTAACCGCATCACCAAAGCCAACACTCAAGTCTTTTGGTTCAGCTGCGGCCTGTGACGGCGTAGCCAGCAAGTTTGCATCCAAATTATTCCAAAAGTCGTCCATGCGGGTATCAGACATAACCGGCGAAGGCATGCCATTTTTCTCGTCATTGCGCATATGCTCACCTGGTAAAAAGGCATAAAAAAAACCGAGGTGCGCGTTTAGGCGCAACTCGGCATGATGGGCATAAATTACCTGATGGTTATTTCACCTTCCAGTCATACGCAGTCAGCGAGCTGCTGTCATGGCTCGATATGCATTTTCGGTAATATCAGTGGGCAATTGACCACCAGCCGCCGCTCCCGAACGCTCAGCCGCTTGCCTCAAAGAATTGGCCGTATTGCTTGCCTGACGATGCAGCGACCATTGGTTATAAGCAGCATCTAGCTGTTTCGGATCCACATTGTCCGCAAGGACCTTACCCTTTTCGGCGGCCTCTTTTATAAACTGCTGGCGTAATGGCTCTGCCCCCGTCCACGTCGTTAACGCAGACTGTTTTGGCTCCTGCTCATCACCAAGAGATTTTGTTGGCTCCAATCCAAAAACACTTCGCAACCCAATAATCTTGGCTTCACCAGCTTGTCGTTCAGCCTCAATTGCAGCCTGTTTTTGCTCTTCAGAAAGCATAACGTCACGACGAATCATGCTGATGTTCTTGTCTGTTTCAGCATTCACATCCACGACAGCTTTACGGTACCCCTTCATATCTGCACCAGGAATTAAGCCCATCGATGCACGTAGGTGCTCCGCATTCTGGCTCAGTGAATGTGCCAGCGCAGCTCGCCGATAAGCGGGACCAACAAAGTCCATCAGCGGAATAACTTTGGGCTGATCATCCTGTCGTGCGCTTCGCCCCTCTGTCACCGGTCTTATTGCAGTAGAGCCATCGTCATAAGTCACCTTTACGCCCAGCACAACGCCTGTACCGTCAGGGGTAACATGTACGTTTGCTAGCTCTTTATTTTTGATAGTCTTTCCCGTCTGAGGATCAACATCACCCAAGCCGGTTTTCACCTCATCTTGAAATAACACTCCCGCAGATTTCAAAAAATCAGGTTGGTTAATTCGCTGAACACCCTCTTCACTGTTCCAATCCAGCTTACCGGCCTCAACATCGCGCATAAGCGCTGCAGCATGAGTGACAAAGGTTTTGCCCGCATTGGCATAACCACTACTCATGTAGCGCTCAGGGTTATACATTGCCGCGTACTTATTGTTGACCACTGAGAAGAACTGTTCACTGGGAGTTTTACCGGCTTGAATATCAGCCCAACCCTGTTGGATGATTGGCATGTTTTCTTCGAGGAATTTCTGCTGGTGAAGGCGATCTTTCTCCCACTCGTACATTTCAACCTGACGTGCTTCGGCTCTTGCGGCTCGAGCATTGGCTGCTTGGCTATTCGCAATCGATGCCCGTAGGCTCATTTCATTCAGATTATCCAATCTCTTCTGGCGTTCGGCGTTAGCCGCATCTAAACCACGGCGGTAGTTTTTCTCATCTTCATAGCGTTCATCCGCCAACTTTTGCCGCTCTAATGCGTTTTGCCACGCCGCATTTCGCAGTGACATTTCCTTTTCTTGTCGAGCTTCAGCTTGCTTACCTCGCTCGTACCGATCCATGGTGTTAAAGCCTGCCAGAAAACCCTCAGCTAATCCGGAAACGCCCATAGCTCCCCCTTAAAACAAACTACTCAAAAAACCGAGGCCACCACCAATTAACGCGCCAATGGGGCCTCCCGCCAGAATGCCCATTCCCGCACCCGTACCAATACCGCTCATCGTGGCCTGTTTCTGTTGTGCCTTAAGCTCTTTATTCATGTTCTCGCGTTGCTGCTCCAAGCGCGCCGCCTCGCGTAGCCCACCCATTGCTTGGTTTCGTGTCTGAGCACCAATATCGATAAGTCCGTAGCCCATTACATACCTCCCCCCGCTTTGATTGCCTCCCGCAATCCAGCATCAGCCCCAGTAAGGATCCCTAATTGGCGATTTTTCTCTTGCTCACGCAATCCGTTCTCAGTCCCTGCAGTCATGAGTGCCATCCGTAAGCTTTGGCTGTTATCCTGCGGGTTCTGTGCTGGCGCGACGCCCATTCTTGCATTTCGATTTGCTGTTGCTTGCTGCGCGGCGCGTAAAGAGTTGGCGTTATTTTGTTCGACACGGCCAAGCTGTTGCGTCAGTAATTGACCGTTTGTCGCCAGCTGCATCAGCTCTTTTTGTTTGGGATAGAACCGCGTCAGCCAGTCTTGGTATTGTTCACGAGTCAATCGAGCATAAGTGTCTGATGCCCATCCCATCAGTAACCTCCCATTGGAGCCGGTAATGAGCCCTTAATCATTCCGCCTGGTGTTTTAGCCCACTGGCTGGGAGCCGCTGTCGTAGTCTGTTTAGCCACATCACCAAGGCCAAATTTGCGCGTGGCCATACCCGCCGCGGTGCCTACGACACCGAGCAACGACTGCTTGTCATTCCACTTTCGCTGCGCATCACTGGCCGCTTTGCTTAGGCTATTTGCAGCCAAATCACTGTAGCCCTGCAGCGCCTCCGCTTTTTGGCCACTGCCCATGGCAACCACATCTTTCAGCCCAGCGACGTATTTATCCTGCTGACTTGATTGCGCCCGATTAGTTGTATCGGTCTGGCTCAATGCCTGTTCGGTTTCCAAATCCCGCATGGCGTCTTGATAACGACCGCTAGTTGGATCGATACCCGCCGAAGCCATGCTATCCGCCATATTTTGGCGCACTTCGCCAAAGGCTTGAGCTGTACCTAGCGCCGATGTGCCAGCTAGCTTGTCGTATTCCTGTTTGCTGTTCATGTCATCGACTTTATCCATGAACAGGTTTTCAAAATGGCTCAGTTCATTTTTGTACAGATCCCATTGCTGACTCGCAATTTCAGCTGCAGCCTTTTGAGCCTCTGTTTCTTTGATTTCGTTGGAGCCGCCGCCTTTACCCATCGCTCACCTCACAGCGTTATCTGGAAAACATAAAAACCATCAGCATCATCCGCCTGACGAACCCAGCCCATTTGTGGTGCGACGCGCAACCATCCTTTTCGCGCTGAGTGAAACCGGATCCAGCGAGCACCAATCTTTCTGGCCAATGACTTCACCTCAGGAAGATGCCTCTCTGGCGCATGGTTATTTCCCCATCCAGCCCAGACAATGACGCCAGTAGTGCCATCTTCGACGACAGGCTTCAGCACAAAACCGTCATCACCGCGCACAAACAAAAACGCCACCCGATTACGGATGGCGTCTCTAATTTTTTCGATAAGCGTTAGGTCGCCAGAATCTGCGGCGATACGTTGTAGTTTGGAATGCATCTTTAGAACGAGGATTGTTTAGTTAGATTTTTGAAATGATCGCAACAGCACTCGCGGCACCATCTCGACCAATCGAGCCAGTTAACCCTAGCGTAGCTGATTGGTGTGCGGGAATACTGGCTGTGAATACAGCGCTTTTAGGTACGGGGACAGGGATGCTATTCACAAATCCAGGCGCGCCGACAACATCATACATAATTCTAGTAGCAGACAATGAACCCACACCACGACCATTTAATGTGGCAGTTGCAGTAGTTACCCCACGCCCAGAAGAGACAATGACTTGCCACTGAACAAGCCGAGCAAAAGGAACAGCCTCAACGGTCACAACCGAGCCAATACCCATGGCATAAGTTCTGACAATATCCCCTACTATTTTTTCAGCGTACAGGGTGCCGCGAACGTCACAGGACTCAGCTATCACACAGCGCTCCATCCTCATATCGCGGATATTTCCGCCTTCGGCATTTAAGCGATTGGTATAGATGCTGCCATCACTGTAGATAATGCTATTCCAACCTTTCCCCCATCCACTGTAGGGTCCACCAAGACCAAAGCCAGCAGCCCCACCGGACATATAGGCGTTGCCCATATCAAATGAACCACCGGAGATAAGTGGCGCAGAGATGCTGACGCCGGCCTTAATGTAATCTGCGGTGATCTTCTCTGCATGAATAGTTTGAATGATAGCCTTTTTAATTAGCGCCTCTTGGATGACGACTTTGCCCTGATCAATTGCAAATACTGGCGCGGAGCTAGCTGGATTGTTTGGGTCGTAAGCAAAGACCTGACTTGCAGCAAGGAACACCTGACTAGTGCCATCTGATTTTGCCACCAAGCCGATGCCAGCCTTAATTGCCCCAGCACTAGCTTTTACCGCCCACATACTACCAACGCCTTCTTCAAGGCTTACGATATCCTGCTTTACACCAGCATAGTCCTGCTGCAGCCACTTATCGAAATGGGACGTAGTGATTTGGCCAGTTAGACCGTCAATAATGTCTTGAATATCACGACTCGTTTCTGCTAACAGTCCAAGCGCACTCTGATACGGGCCGTTGTAGCCATTTTTGTTGACGAATCGAACCCAATAAAATGCCTTAAAGCCTTTTCCTACCGCATCTGCATACACATTGGCTAACGTTGTGCCAACGCGTACAGCCTTAGCGATGTTATTGCCTTTATCAGCAACAGCATCATCAAACTCAGCACGCCACACTTCAGCAAACGCATGCCCTTTGTAAGTTGGAATATCCCACGTCAGCGTTACCGTATGGAAAGTACCATCAGCGGTTACATTCACTGGCGCATGCGGTTTCTCAACGCCTTGCCACACAGGATCCCGTTCAGGAGGCGTTGGATTTTCAGTAATGACTGCGCCACTACCACTACGACGCAATTTCAGTATTCCAATCGCTGCAGCCTCTCGGTAAGTCAGAGCCTTATCGAGTTTGTCACCCTTTTGGCCAGTCAGAATCTGCATGTTCTCGGCAACGGCTTTACTGTCAGCGCTGGCGCGAAACGTCGCTTTACTCATCACGAACACACCTCACTCATACTGCTTCCTAGCGTGATACGTTCAACCGGCGCGGCGCCGCCCACCTCTACTTGCCAGATACGACCACGTAACGCCGGTAAACGAAATGCCCCATTAGGTACACTGCCCACCGGCACAGATGCAGCCAGTTGGCCATCGACGTACAGGGAAAAACTTACCTTGCTCACGTCTGGACTCATAATTCGTGCGCTCTGTAGCATGGCATTAGGAGGAAGCACGAACTCCTTCGAGCGCCAACGCATAGCCACTGGCAGTGATGAGCCACGCCACTTAAATAGCTGTGATCCCTTAGCGATAATCAGTGCATCGGCTTGCATGTCTGTATATGCCGCATTCCAGCGCCCAGATAACCAGCGAAAATCGCCAGATTTGGGGTCAAAGATAAAGCCGTGCGTATCTGTTAAAGCTACATAACGACCTTCGTGATACCACGCCCGCAATGTGTCAGGTTTCATCTGCTGCCACTGCTCTCGAGTAATCAGCTGCTCTGTCACAAGGTGACCACCATCAGCACCAACTCCCACCAAGCCATCCGGCGCGGCATAAAGCACGAGACCATCCAAGGCCACCATGGAACTTGCACTGATGCAGGCTTGCTGCACAGCAGAGAGCTTTTGCCCTGTCATTGAAGCTGGCGATGCGCCTTGAAACAGATACGGATAACCTCTTGTGCCCACCACCAGCGCCGTATCAATTGCCGCAATAGCGACAATGTCATGCTCTGTGGTCAATTTGTATTTATCCGGCCACGCATAGGGCAAGAACGGCTCAGAAAACAGGACGGTGTTTCCAGCAAATCCCGCACAGATACCATTCGCCATCTGACAAATACCCCTCATCTCTGCTGGCGGCATGGTGTAGTTGTAGGTCTCCAGTACTGGCCCCAACTCAGCTTCTTTCTTGGCATCGACATAGGAGGTTGTTGATAAAGGCAGGTCTGCTACCAACAGGTAATCAGCGAGACCTCCACCAGACACTGAGCGGTAAAGTCGGCGTCTCGTGATATGGCTATCGTTTGTTGGCGCTGGCGATAACGCCACGGTAACCGTTGAATTAGGGATAGGTATTGTGACCTTACCGCTAGCAGGTCCCGGCGGGCCCTCTTCACCTAAGCCCGTCACATAGGTCTCTACGTAAAACCGAGTCTCGTCATCTGTGATGTCATCATCTTTGCTGCCCGATGGCGGTGTGATGCTTTGCGCATTGGGTGGCGTAGCCGGCGCAGGAACACCAAGTCGATACCATGCGGTCGGTTTGTTATTACCTCCCGTCGCAATGGCATCATAAGTCAGTTTCGGATACTCACCGTCGGTGTAATAAACCCTGTGATACGGGTCCTGAGCTATGGGTGATCGCATAACCTCAACCGGTTTATCCCATGCAAACCAGTGAGTATCACGATAATGAAACAGCGTCTTAGGCTCCATGGGCAACGATGTCCCCATAGGTTCATCAGCCGTTAATGGCGCAATAATGCCACGATCAAACTGACAATCCTGAGCCAATGTCGCCACTTCGTCGGGCAATAAATGCTCCTCCACGCGCGGAGTCATGCCGCGCATGGTAAAGATATCAATTAAAGGCATGATGAATTTCCGGATAGCAGAAACAAGAAAGCCCCACTCGGCAGAGTGAGGCTATGATGGAGTTATTTTTCTAACATTTTAGCGCCGGTCAACGCCAGCCTAGCAGGCAAACATGAGATTGTCCCATCGCGGCTTGAATGCTTGGTAATCAGGATGTTGGTAATCAACTTTCATAAAAAATCCCCCGTGTTTGGGGGATTGTATCAGCCTTATGACCAGACATACTGCGGCGTTTCAACAACTACCGAGAATGATTCCAGGGCTGAAGCAATTAAATGATCGGTAGTGCGAACGTTTGCGTGGTACCCTGGATCAATCTCACGCACCGCGATCTCCACCCCTTCGACAACCTGTATGCCGCCAACTTTCCTAGTTATCATGCCTGTAGGTAATAACTGTAAGCTAGCGGATGGGTGATATAACACATCCGCTTCAGGATCTTTCATGAATCCAGCAGCCATCAGTGCCGAGAACATTGATTCTTTGTTATTGGACTTTAAATTAATGTCGATAAAATTTATCATTTCACACCCTTGACTTGCGCATCTGTTAAAGCAAGCATCCACATCCTCAAGTCTCTTACATACCCAGCGCTTTGAACTGCACCAGTGTTGTTACACAGTAAATTAATTCTACCGTTCGGGGAGCCTGACCATCCAGTAACCTGAGCCTCACCGATCTTCACTCCATCATGATAGAGAGAGAATGTCGCACCATTAACCACCAGCACGCTAACTCCGCTGTTAACTGGAGATGAAGATACTATTCGGTTAGTTCCGAACTGAGCTGCCAGTTTTCCGCTCTGTGATATTCCAACATAATGCCTGTTTGCTGATGTGTCGTTGTCAAAATCGATCAATCGATTGTCAGTGATGTCTGTTCGAATTCCGATAAGGCTCCACGACAGCGCGACAGTAAAAAACGGCTTGTAAAAACGATTCCCGCCTGACGGTAGGTACGCTGAGTCCGCGACGCGAGTCGTTACTGCTCCTGCCGTTTTTATATACGATGTGGCAAACGGCATTGGCTCAAGTTGTAGAGACCCAAATGTTTCCCCTGCCGCTGGGTTGCCGCGATACAGTCGATATAATGTTGCTGTGGATGGTTTAATTACAGCCGCAACTCTAACAACTGAAGAGCTGATGTTATCAACTCGCCACGATGATAATATTCCGTCCGAATTTGAAACCGATAATGCACCTAATGATGACACTGAAATTGATGCTGTGAATCCTGGGGTTTGGCCATCTCGCATCTGTACGTTAATTGTAGAGCCAACGTTACCACCGATTTTGACATAGAACGACAGCGTTAACGCAGTAGATGCTGGCGCGCTGTAATCTTTAGATAGTCCACCAATACCAGCGTATCTGACTAGCGTCACTCCGTTTTCTGTTACCACACTAGATTCAGACTCAACGCCAATCTGTCCTAGACCCTCAGACGTAGTGATGTAGTTCGAGCTGCTTGGCTCCCCAAGCACCCCTAATGCTGAAAATCTAGGTGTGTTAGCGGGGTACGACTCTAGCTGATTGCTCTTATTTAAACCTGTAGCTAATGAATTCCTGCTGAAATTCACCATTCTGGAAACGACATCAGACCCAACCAGTACATTACGACCATACCCAGTGATCATGCGAAGGCTGTCTGATAGCGGAGCCCACACGTCAGGAAGTGGCACTGCTGAATCAATGACCGCTTGAGATGCTCTGTCAGCCTCAGATTTTGCTCTATCGGCTTCTGACTTTGCCGCCGCAGCAGAATTAACAGCCTGAGATGCTGAGGTTCGCGCGCTCGTATCGCTAGCCGCTGCGGCAACGGCTTTCTGCGACGCAGTATCAGCTGCGCCCTGCGCCATGCTGATTTTGGCTGCAACTTCATCGCGCATAAGGCTAACGGCCTGTGTATTGGCTGCAACGCTCTGCGTGTTTTCTGAAACTTGCTGAGCCTTGGTGCTGACAGTTTGCGTATTCTGCGCCACCTGTTCGGCCTTACGCTGAACAAGTGTCGTATTGCTGGCTACAGATGCAGCATTGGCTGCAACCTGCTGAGTGTTGTGCCTCACCTCATTTGCATCCTGAACGATGCTATCGCGCGCAACCTTTGCTTCATCAGCAGAAGTCGCGGACTCTTGTGCTTTGGTTTCCGCCACCTGCTTATTTTGGCCTGTCACAATGACATCTTTGCCTGTCTGGATTCGATCGCTCTTGGCTGATGTAGCGGCCTTCTCAGCTCGTAGCGCAAACTCCATTGCCGTATCCAACATCGGCGGGGTGATATTGATGCCACCGTCTACGAGGATGTGGTGTAAATCGCCATCATCGGTATCAGCGGTCACCACTGCAGTACCGAGATAATCCATGTCACCGCAAATATCGTTTTGCGCATAAGCATCATAGGCACCAATAGCCAACGGAAACTCATAGTGACCTGACGCATCACACTTATACGTGAACACTGAGCCATACAGTACCTCGGTGCTGCTTTTCAGTGCACGTAGCTCAATCATCGCTCCAGCTACACCCTTACCGGAGGCATCTGTAATCTGCCCGAATACGCGGATCATCTGTTACCCCTGATTGGTTTGAAACTTCTGCTGCCGGCGCTGGGATAATGCGCGATCGGCCTCCAACTTAATCCCCAGATACTGAGCGAATGCTTGTAAGTGCAGCTGGCCACGCGCCGAGTTAGCGGTGTCATCGGCATCACGCATATAGGCGCGATAAATAATCCAATCCATACACGGCGTGAAAAACGCTGCATCAAATGGCAATGGCTGAGTAATCTGAGAGACAGTAACCGGCTCTGGCATCACACTGGCAACAACATCAACTTGCACGCCATCAGCTACACCAGGATAAAGCCAGAATACGGTTGGATTGCTTTCGTCATAGGCATAAGCTTCTGCCTTAGTAGAACCCGTCGAGCACATCCAATCTGGCTCCATGTCATCCAATACCCCGCGCTCACAGAAGCGCAGTTTGCGCCCATTGGTATTGCGCTCAACCTCAATCAAGCGGCGCGCGCCGGTCGGCAGTGTTTGCCGTGTGCCCGCTACGCAAGTCACCGTCTTGGTTGTGGCAAAGATATCGGGCCGATACGTTGCTAGCGCGGCCACGGCACTGTTGTAGTACTTAACCAGATCGTCTTGTGTCCAACGGCGCAATGGGCCTTCATCCGTCAGCTCTCGGGATACTGTATTCAGCAGTTCTTGAATGGTTTGCATGCAGACTCCTTAGAAGAATCTGTGGCGACGAACAGGATTGATAATGCGTGCATTTGGCGTGGCCTCTACCCGAAAGCGATAGCCATCGCGTATAGCTTCATTGAATCGACTTTGGTACATCATGCCCATTTCAGGGTTACTCCACGGCTTACCGGGTTGCAGCTGTAAGTCTGCCGTTGCGCCATCAGCAATGGCGTCGGCGTAGTCCTCCGTCAATGCAGCAGGAATCAAGCGCGCAGTCGGTAACGGCTCAATTGCGCCAGCTATACACACATCCGTAAATGCGCGTAGAAATCGGACCGAATCAGCTGACTGCAAGTGGTAGTCGCTCCCCGAGCTTAAGAGTTCCCCTTTAGCCGTAATGCAGTGAATAACGGATGCAGTAACCTGTGGCTCACGCACATCCTGACGCGCCTGACGGTTGATGCTACTCGTGGATGCAAACGCAATAGTCTGTCCTTCGAGTACCTCGGAAAAACGGCGTTCCAGATGCACCAATCGACTCTCGCGGCAAAAGCGGATTGCTGCGCGAATGATGGCTTGCCGAATGAAGCTATCGAGAGGACCAGATACCCGCTGACGAACCAGCGGGATAAGAACATCAGGCGTAACCAGTCGGCTATCCAGTACCGGTATCATTAGGCGTTACCTAACTTTGCACGTAATGCATCGCGTACACGACGGCGGAACTCATCCACTTTCTCTTGTGGGACTTGGTTAATGCCCAGATCTTCGCTTTCTACCAAAGTGCGCAATTGCACGGATGTCATTTTGCCAAGGTCAATGTCGCCCGCTCGCATATCAGCTTCAGCGCGTCGCGCCGCCTCTTCCGCAGCCTGCTGTTCAGCAGCGCGTCGAGCAGACTCTTCTGCATCCTTACGCGCTTGCAAAATGGCCGGCAAATCCTCGGCGCGCCGCCAGACTGTTGGGTACTCAAGCAACTGCAATGCAATCGCCTTTTCAACCGGTACGGCTTCATGTTGAGGGAATAGCAAACGGCTGTTAGTAACCGTATCCCGTTTAACCGGCTTATCGCCGATGTAGACAATATCGATAGTGTTGGTCATGGTATCTCTCCACTAAAAATGAAAAGGCCCGCTCACTGGCAGGCCCTTTAAACGCATCGACACTCAGATGTTACCGACCACTTCATAGTGCAGTTTGACTTTTACTGTGCCGGTCGCAGCGCCGCCACCAACAGCGATAGCAATTTCTTGCCCTTCTTGCGTCAGCAGATCATCAACAGGAATGTACTTTTTCACTGCGGCATCTGTCGCCTCGGCATCGGCGATAGCAGCCTTGCCGATTTTCACCGTCACGGTGGTGCTTGAACCCAGCGCTGTGCTGATCAACGTAACACCGATAATTTTGATGTTCGGCTCGACTTTGTCTCCGAACACAATCTCATCACCAGAAGCTGTCGCGTTTAACTTGGCCACAAAGGTTGGAGAGACGGAGAGATTACCGAAGGCCCCGTTAAACCAACGACGCCCAGTCGCGACTAAAGTGGTTTTCGCCATAATCAGGCTCCTTTGTTTCAACAGGGGAAATCAACGGCTGCCAAGGCTGACCGCTGTGTCCAGCACCATACAGCCATGGTCTTGCAGGTTACCGTTCTTCTGCTTGAAGCGGATTTTCTGCAGACCAGACATCCAACTGATAGAGAGTTCAGTGGAGTTACCGTGGTCGGTTTTCTCCTCATGCTGATTGAACGCACCGCCTTCCTGGCCAGAGCCGAATGCATTGGCCAGCGCCTGAGCCCCTAGCAAGACCGCGCGATCAATCGTGGTACCAGCTGTCTTCTCAGTCTCTACGCCATTGACCGAGTTCTCCGCGCAGACTTTGACTGTGCTGCCTTGGTTAAACCGGATCGGCATCCCCTTATATGGCTTGACCAAAATGCCGCGCCACATCGCAGATTCACCACGGAACAGCTTGTGATTGAAGCCCTTGGAGCGCTCCAGCGCCGCGGCCAACATCGCCTGCCAGTCTTTACCGGAGCTGGATGTGTAGAAGTCATTCCACTGACGGGATGTGACGTAGAGCACAAAAAGCGGGTCACCTTCGGATGGATCGCCACTAAAGCGAATCGGTTGGATGGGGTTGACCATCTCTGACAAGAACAGAGAGATGTTATCGACACAGGCCAAATTGAATTTGTCAGCAGCATCAATTTGCTCAAAGGATGTCGCATCGCCGCCGAAGAAATGGCGCTCATAGGTTGGCGCTGTTACGGGGTTAATCATCATCTCGGCAAATTCGGGGTCATCTGCAGTCGGAATGATGATGTCTGTAGCCATATAGTCACCACGCGCACCGGCCAGCTGCACCAAGCCACGCTGGTCAGTCAATCGGCCATAGTAACCATCCGCCAAAAGTGTACGCGCCACGACTTTCAGCTCATGCTTGGTGCGTTTCTGGCTCATCTTACCGCCAGCATCCACACCATGACGTGTCTGATTAATCTTCAGACCGAAATCAGCTTGAGACAGGTTTTCCAAGCGGCCGGCAATCTTGCGATCACCCATGGTTGGGCGGCCGGATAATTGATGGAAGATCTGCATGCTGACTTCATCACCGGCAGACTTGGTCAAATCCGTTACCCGCACGACAGGTGCACCGTAAGAGGTTTGCTTACCGCCATTAACCTTCACCCCTTTCGGCGCTTCTTCGGTCAGCAGGTTAATCATGGAGTTGGAGCGCAAAGCCTCGGTAAATAGCGCTACTTGCAGCAACTTATTGGCTTGGGCTGAAGTAACCTGAGTCATGTTACTCTCCTTCAAAAAGCAAAAATCCGGCACTAAGGCCGGATTCATTGATAGGGTTCACGTTGTCTTACAGGTCGTACTGCGCCAGCAGCGCCTCAATCTGAGCAGGATTCATGCTGCTCATTTCGGCCATCAACTGCTCCTGCGTCATGCTTTGGTACTTTTCAATACCCGTTGCCGAATGCTGAACTGACTGGCCGATATCAGATGGACTTTCTGGGATCCGGTCACGCTTAACCACTTCCGGCTCCTTCGCTGTCTCTGTCGGTTTCTTCTCATCGGTAGCCGGCTTTTCAGCCGGCTCCGCAGATTGCTCATCATTAAAGGCAATGCGTGTACGGCGCGCCGCCTCAGCAAAGCGCTCCTGTAAGGGTTTATCTTTCCAAGCGGGATCATGTTGCAATCGCTCATCCACACTGATGGCAAATGCCATGCGATCAGGGTCTTCGTTGTTCCACTTAACCAGCTCAGGGACAACCTGCAGTGCTGCCTGCAACGGGTCAGACGTATCAACGACGGCTTGCTTAGCAGCTTCGGCTTGCTCGAACTTATTCAGTTTATTGACAATACCGGTCAGGGCTTTTCCGATCTCCGGATAGTCCTGCGCCAGTTGTTCAATCTCTTCGATGCTGATGCTGTCCGGATCTGCATCTGCCGAAATGCCGTGCTTCTCCAGTAAGCGCTGAAGCTTTTCACGCTCAGCGACAGCCTGTTGAAGCTGCTCTTGCAACGCCTGCTTCTCTCGACGCTCTTGCTGCTTCTCGCGCCGTTCATGATCCAGCACGTCATACGGAATAATGTGTTTGCCATCCTTCGACGCAATCACCTTCTCCGCACTTTCAGCTGCGTTCTGTGCAGGCTCCTGATGTGCCGCATCCTCGCTGTCTGCTTGCTGCGCTTCCGCCGTGGACGACTCGGTATTTACGTCCGTTTCGGTTTGCGCGGCATTGTCGGTCGGCTTACCGGCTTCGCCGTCTTGGATTTCAGGCGCATCGCTGCCCTCATCCTTTTCCAGCGCTTCCAGAGCCGCCTCCAGTTCATCCAACGATTCCGCGCCAGTGAGATTATTCAGGTCGATTGTGCTCATGATGTCCTCGCTCTATATCGGGTGGTATCGCTGCCCAAGCGGGAGAAGACTCTCGAAAAAGCCCTCTCCGACTCAGGCATAAAAAAGCCCGCACAGAGGCGGGCACAAAATATGGGCGCAAAAAAACCGGAGACGTTTTTAGGCGTACTCCGGCATCATGGGTGAAAATTTAGCGCGAATTAAAACGCTTGTCGCGCGATTCGCCAATCAAAGCTCAATGGCATCAATCTGCTCCTGAATGGTCTGTAGCAGTTCGGTTTGCAGCGCTTGCTGCTCAGTGGCCATGCGCTCGCCCTCTTGCTGCAGACGTACCATTTCTTGCAAGGTTTTCCCTGTTTGCGCCTGCTTCAGAGCATCATCAAACCGCACTGACTCGGCCAGCTTCTGAACGCGTGCCGCCTCGGCCTGCCATTTCGCTGCCTTACCTTCTAGCTCAGACACTTTAGCAACCAGCTCACGCATGGCTAACTCTTGCTGTTGTTGCTGCATCTGCGCTTCGGCCTGTGCGGCAGCCTGCTCTTCCGGCGTCATTTCGTCCGGTGATTTGGCAATTCCTAACGCAGAGCGGATCCGCTCAGTAAACTCATGCTTATTGGGCACATCCATCAGTTCGACCAACAAATCAAAGCAACTGGCTGCAGCCTGTGGCGGCAGTTTTGCCATCGCTTGCTCCATTCGTTCAGCCAACTGCTGCTTGAAGATAGGCGTTTGCTGTATTGGTGCTAGCGCGATATGGGCATTGAGACGACTGATGTCATTACTGAGTTTCCCATCCTCCTGCTCCACGTTGATCATCAGAGTCTTGCGCCGACGCTTATCATCGCGGTTGATGGTGATTTTGTAATTTCGCCGGCGACTCAGGTCTTCAATCAGGTAAGACAGCGCCAACTCACCGACTTTCTGGCAGGCAAAGCGATAATTGTCATTAATCTCTGAGAGCGTTGTCGCGCCTTGCTCAACCAGATTTGCAATGGCTACTCCGGACTGCCCAATCTCGCCTTGCCCCAAGTAAGCGGCATATACCCCCATGGTGTCCTGAATCAGCTTCACGCTGTCTTGCATCACTTGAAATTGCTGCGCGGCGACTTGGAAATCTTGCTCAACTTTGAACACATCCGAGATGGACTGCTTATTGCGCCGGTCGGGGTTCAGCTCAATATAGCCATCAGGACGCTCAACCTCCTCCATCACCTGCTCGCGGCTCATGTTAGTGGCGTCTTTATCAGCAATAACGCGTTTCGCTTGCAACAGCCACGTCAGCTTGATTCGACGTAGATTCACCTCATCTTGTGCCGGCATCGCGCGGACAATTAGCCCATATGGCTCTCGTGAAGCATCTTTGATATAGCCCCAAAATGGCACTAGCGGGTACATATTGTGGGGAGCAGAACACGGTCTATCTACCAAGAAATGGGGACCAGCAAACCATGCCTCACGAATCGTTGCAACCGGACACTCCTCAAGCCACGCTTTACCCAATGCTAGCGCGACGCGATGCAGCTCATTCTTGGCGTCATATTCAATCGCGCGGCCTGATTCCAACATCAGAACCTTACGCATGTTGTATGTGCGATAGTAGACAACCTGCAGCAGTACCCGTTTGCGGTCTTGGCTGCACCACTCCACCTGATTGGCATCAAATTGCTGCCATTCCAAAAACGCATTGGCGGTATCTGGACTCATACCTTCTATAGCACTGACATCCACAAATCCTTGCCACGTATTGCCCACACTCATCCGGATAATATCGGCTTTGTTAGGCATCAAGGTGCAGCATTCATCAACATCCAGCCATCGGCGGCGCAGTAGCCAGCGACAATCCGATAAATCGGCTTCACGTCGATGCCAGTCCCAAAATACTTCATCGCGATGGACGGAGCCGAACTTGAAGCGTGGACCAAATGGGTCAGCGCTACGGCGAACCTCAACCCAACCAATACCGGCTTTGATTTGACTTGCGTATGCCTCACCTCGGGCGCGACTTTCACCTCCGAGCCGGCACATATCTGCAAACTCAGCATTCAAGGCTTCCGCCAGCAATTCCATTTCCTCATCAGCATCATCTGCTACGACCATCAAATCGGTGCGACTTTTAGCCTCCATACCCAACACGCCATCAATAGTTGGCGCAATCAAGTTGTGGATCGTCAACGGCTGGCCACGCTCTTGCAGCACCTTAATCACATCACCAGGCAACTGGTCACCGTCATAATATGCACACGCCTTACGCGCCATCGTGCGCCAATCAGGTTGCCCGTTGATATCACTCATCAGCTCCAACAGGCGTGACGAATCGAGCTGCCCTTTTTGGGCAGCTTGTTTAGCATTGTCATTCATCAGTGGGTCATCCAGTGTTTTGTTTTACGTGGAGAGTGATCGCGTACAACGCGTGCAGGCATACGAACCCGCATCTCTTGGGCAATCATGTAGCTCATGAGCTGGTCATCGAAGCAGTCTGTTTGGGCATTCATCGAACCATTCTTGTCGTACACGAAACTGGCGGCTTCATGCACTGTGCCAATCCAGCGGATCCCCGATTGGCGCTCACGCAGCAACGTTTTCAGCCCATCAACCAGTACCGGCTTACTCTGACGTGTCGTCAGCCAGCCAAGGCGCACCGTCTGGTCATCATCTTCACGGTCGATATATTCCTCGGTATAAATCCGCCGAGTCGGATAAAGGTCGCGAAAAGCCAGCAAGAAGGCATGACCATGGTTATTACGCTCGGGTCCCACATAAGCTGGACCGTACTCTTCAGAGCCATACCACTTACCAATGTGCGCAGTTAATTGCGCCAGCAAGCCCGGATCGAGATGGCCGAACCAATGCGCCACTTGCTCTCCATTGCTGCGTTTGACCACATCTATACTGGAGCGGTCACCATGCTCTAGCCCTTCGGCGATATCGACACCAATCGCATAATCCTCATCCAGATCGGGCAACTCCCACACCAAAAGCATATTGGCCAGCGCACGTTGCACTTGGTCATCCACCTTCTCCGGACGATGCATCTTCTCGCGTCGGCCCGTCACCGGATCCATATCGTAGACCAAGCGTGGCGGTATGCAGTCAGCCTCAGCCAGCATGGTGACTGCCGGTGCAAACACGCGACGACCGGAGGTAAGAAACGCCTCCAACGGCGTACTCGGAAACTCCTGCTTCATCTCCTCTTTGAGCATGGCTTCCTTAAGTACGTACCACTGCCGCTGCTCATCATCTAACTGGCATCCCATGGACGCTTCGACAACAGCGAAATACTCGCGCTGCGCCTTACTGGCCATCAGACCACCGGCAGCAACGGGCGTGCGGTATTTGGGGTCTTGCCACCACGCAAAGAAGTGGAATTTCCAATCGAGCTTGCTTAGCGCCATACCCGAACGATTCAACTCAATGGCATCCATGCACAGGCTATGAAAATCACCGCCTACGCCCTCGGCGGTAGACTCGATAAATGCGATCGCGCCTGGGTGAATGGCTTGCAGCGTACCGGTTTTCACCTCTTTAGCCTTCTCCGGATACTTCGCGCAGATTTTGCCGTGTTCAGAGACATGCAAACGCTGAAGCGTACCGGAGCGGAAGGATGTGGCCACCTGAATCGAGCTGCCGTGTTTGAAGAAAATCGCCCCGCCATTAGCACCAGAACGGCGCGATACAATGCGAAAGCTTGGCTTTAGCCACTCAGGCAGATTGTCGAAAGGGATTTCAATCTTGGTACGAAAGATTTCACCCGCCGCCTGCAAATCTTGCGCGACAATGCCGCACTTGAGATTGTTATTGAACAGCGCTTCATCCAGCAGATAGATATCAATAGCCGTCGAAAATCCCAACTGCCGGGCCTTTAAAATGATGTTCAGAAACCACATGGTGCGGAACAGCAGCTCTTGTGCCGGCCGCAGCCTAAAACGCACCAGTTCACCGAGCTCGTTCTCAATCATGTAGAGGTTATTCATCCGCCACCACTTGTCTGAAAGACGTGAGCGAATGAACTCCACCTTCTCTGCCTCACTCAGCGCATCGATATCATCAACGACTACGGACATGGCATTAACCCTCCGCTGTCGCTATTTCGAATCCCCTCGACGATTTCATCAACCGGTGTATCTGTTGCACCGGCATTACGCTCGATGTTGTCAGCCTCCGCGCGCAACTTCCGCTTGGCCTCACGGATACGTTCAACATCCTCGGCATAGCGCTGCTCTTGAATGTTGTTCACCCGTATTCCGCTCATGGTGCGATGCAGTGACTCAATACGGGCAATGTTGCGCTCGAGTGCCTGCTCCGCTTTCAAATACAGGCCGTACAGCTCAGTACGTGTCGCAACATCCTGCTCATTGGCCATATCTTGATAAATGCGCGTAAGGCTTTGAGTCAGCACCAACGAGCGAGCGCGCGTGAACTCCAATTCATCCTCAAGCCCCATCGCGGAAGCATCCGCAAAGAGACCATCGGCATTCTCTGCGGTCAGGTATTTGGCGTATCCACCGTGTTTGCGTGCGGTTTGGTTGCCTCGGGTAAATTGGTTTGGCGGATTGGGGTTACCGGATGCCCCCACGGAAATGGTATTGCCTGGTGCGAAATGCCCTTTGGCATTGCGGCCCGGCTTTGGCGTTGAAGTTTCGGATTTCGGTTCCGACCTATCGGGGAGTTGCGGCACCGAAGATGCAGAGTCAGACACCCCTCCCTCATCTTCATCACCTCTTCCCGTTCGACCGGTCTTAGGTTGTTTTTGCTCAGACACGGCAGAATGCGCAGTCGAAGTGGATTGCGCAGTTCTGTTTTGCGCACTCTGCGCAGTTTGATGTAATTGCGCAGTCTCCACATTGCGCACTTTGATGTAACGACGAGCACTCTGATAATTGATCCCACGCTGACTGCACCACTCTTGTGCTGTGATGCCGCTTTCTCGGTGCTCTTCGAGAAACTCAGCTTGCAGCGCTTTCCAGTCATGCTTTGCCATCAATCACACAGTTCACACTCAATGACCATATCGCCTACCTGCGGTTCACGATGCGGTCGGACTAACTCAAACTCTGCGCCAGTATTCAGCGCAACGCGGTAGCCGGTCTCACAAGGTTCAACTGCACAAATGAGGCCGGTCATCTCCCGCAATGACGGATTACTCTCCCGATACTCCAACCAATCACTATCACGATTCACCAGATAACTGGCGTACAGGTCGCTTTTGCTGTTGGGTAAGGATGAAGGTTCGGATGGTGTTTTTGTCGATGTTGCACTGCTCAATGCTGCTGATAAGCTCCCGCGCATAGCTGCCTCCCATTTCGCCATAACTTGGATCAACGGGGATCGGCACTGCTGTTGGCGTCGTCGCGGGAAGTAAACCGTCCAGCTCGCACGTTGGCATTAATGGCGGCTTGGCGCACGACGTTAAAAGCATCGTCAGGCATACGAACGGCAGCACACGGCTCCCGCTTTTGCATCGCCGAAAGTGCAGCACGGTCTTCAGCCGTGGCTTGAATAGATTGCTGTTTATTCCGAATGGCATGCTCTAGCGCCTCCGCCATTAACGCGGCATTCCTGCGCGCTTCATTGTGAGCCTGCGTCTCCTCTTGCAGACGTGCCTTGAGCTGGCTAACTTCAAGCGCCAACGTTTCACTGCGGGCTTTATAGATTTTCAATGCTTGGCCGGTAAGAAGAACACCAACGCCAACAAGCACCACCGCGCATACTTTCACTCGACGCTGCCAAGTCATTGCCCTGTGCCCCCGAACTCGTGGAACTTCGCTAACAACGCCTCGGTACTGTGTTTCTTCTGGCCGTAGTCGTTATGAGGCAAAGACGCCCAGATGTTGGAACACTTACGAATAGCCAGTGAGATTCGGCCTTCGCAGATATCGTTGTAAGCGCGCTGCTCCATGATCTGTCGTACTGCAATGCGGTCTTGGCTGATAGGCGAGAAATCCGGTAAACGCAGCAATCGCGCATACGGCCCGTAATAACGATTAAGCAGTTGATAACGGCCCGCCGCAGTGGATTTCAGATTGGTATTCACCTTAACCAGCACATTTGGATGGCGAGCGTAACTGGTCATGATGTTCGGACGCGGGTCACCATCATCCCCATTCACAATGACGTCGTATCCATCATCTTTGGTATGGGGATGCGTACTGGTTCCCTCCGCCCAAGCCAGCATGTCCAAAAACGCCAAGATATTTGGATGCTCATTAATACGGGCCATTCTTGCCTCCTCGTTTACTCGCGATGGCGGAGATCACGGGGTTGATCACCGACTGCATCAGTTCGCGGACCTCCTGAGCCCCTAAGCACCCCACCGCACCACCAATGAAAATGGCCGCAGATTCATGCTGCAGACCAAACATGCGAAAGCCGTGGTAGACCGTAACCGTCAGCAATCCACAAAGAACGGCTTCCGAAATTTTCTCCAACCGCGTTTTCTGCTGATCGCCTCTAAGGCACAACAACGCGACACTGACGCTCATCGCAAACCCTGCGATGACGGATTTGTGCTGTGACAGCCATGTCACGGCAATCGTCCAGATATCGGGGTTTGATGCCGACATGACTACCTCCCAATAAAAAAGCCCGCAGGGCGAACCATGCGGGCACAAAAAAACCGGCGACCAACCGGTTACAGGACTGACAAACGCAAAGCCTAAAGAAATGAGCCTTGTTGCCCAGAAACGCCGCCCACAGAGAGGTCGCCACCAAACGGCGTATCTCCAAGGCTCATTTCTGTATAGCCCTGTGTTGTCTGATGCGCTGGGCATAGCGCAGATACGAAGAAGCCCCGCTTTTTAGGGCGAGGCTTTACATCATGGGGAGATAATTACATAACAAAATGAACTCTTCAATTCATTCGCCGAGGCGGCATCCCCACGGAAATACTATCAATTCGGTGAGCAACAAATAAAAAAAAGCCCCTATTACGTCAGAAAATAGGGGCACAACTTTTTTCTAAGAGTAAGGCATATCTTAACGGGTTTTATTATTGTTTACTCCGCACATATCCATATGCATCAAAGCACCTTAATCCTATATATTTATTCCTTGTATGATGTTTTATGCGCATCACGTTTCACAAGATGAAAACACCATTTATGCAATCGGTTTCAAATTGATATTACAAGGTGTCAGGCTAATTTCGATTGATGCACACCTTCGTGACACAGTATCGTTATCGCCATATTTATTTTTAATAAAGGCATTAAAAAAAACCTCGCGTATTCGCGAGGCTAACTCATGGGAGACGCACAACCCCTCAAATCCACTCACAAAAACAAAATCCTAAAGAGTCGCTTGATTAACAGGTTAAACCTAAAGTGCTCCCCTACCTTGCAATAGGGGAACAAGGCTCTCCCGTTGGAATCACAAATGCACACAACCATTAAGTGCAACCGGATGCATGCATCAATGCATGCATCAATGCATGCAATATTAGCCGCAATGCGACATCAAATTACTTTACATTGATCACACATTTTAGACATTGCGTGACAGTGTGATTAATTTTGCTGCGACATATTTAAAACAGTTAATCACGTTCCTCACGCAATACCGCCATGAATGTACGCTGGCACTCTTCCATCTCAGCCTGTAACCAGCTGATACATTGGCAAATTAACGGCCAGTGCTGCGTAGCAAATTGAGCCTTACCCGAAACCAACCCGAGTTTACGCAACGATTTGTAGACATCATCGGATGTTGCCACCGCCGCCCCCACGCCATGGCACGATGCACACGACTCCACGCCATAGATGCCCGTACCTTTACAACGAGGGCACAAATTAGATTCTGCCGCGGCTCGAGAAGCCCACGAATCAAGGCCCTCTCTTTCACGCCGAATAGCTTCATTGAGACTTTCAACGTAGCGACGCAAGCGTTCGTGCTGGCACGGCGTTGCCGTCAACATCTCTTTCTCGGTATTGCGCAATCGAAGTTGGTATTTACGCACATTGGATGCGCAGCGTTTGCCACGCGCGGAATACTGTTTGAGGAGAGTTTTAAGGCGCGGCAATTGCGCAGGTATCGGCTTACCTGTTGCTATCTGGATAGCCAACAAACAGGCCGCTTGTGCATTCTCAGGAATGGCCCCTTTTCGTGTGTTCAACCAAGCAGGGATTGCCGCCACCAGTCGCTCAAGGGCGTTTCGGTCATTCCTAATTTTCACCATCAGCACATCAAAACCCTGCGGGGCTTTTTGTCCGGCCATGGCTACTGCGTTGATCACTTGTTCGCGATTAATTCGGCCACTGCCACGCGTACCACCAATGGTCTCGAGTGAGACAGTCTTAGGGTCAAAAATTTTGGTCATCAGTTCGGTCATTTGGTCAGTCCTCTTTTGCAACTGGCCGTACTATATAACCCACTAAAAACTTTATCCTCCGATTCGCCGGCGCTGCAGCGCGCGCTCTACCCACCCCCGTAATTTACCGCTCCGCACCTGCTCTGCCGTGGCTTCGATAACGGTCCAGCCCAGCAATGCTGCTTCGTTCATTTTCTCCCTATCTTCTGTAAATCCGGCTCCTCGTGTATGCCGACCACCGGAGTACACACCGCCATGAATTTCCAGCGCGAGCCGGTATTCAGGCCATGCGAAATCTAACCGCCACTTGCGCGTTGGATGAAACACATACTCAGAGACCGGCTTAGGTAAACCCACCAACTGCGCAAAGACCTCTGTGCGCAATTTTAGCTCCTGCGCCTTCTTGTTTTTGGCATCAGACGTGGGTTTAGCTTTGATAGCCGATTGCCCACCTAACAACCGTCGCGCCTCAATTTCGGACATCACCAACATGGCTGCTACTCCACCCGAATCAAACCGCGTCTAGCTAATTGAGCGATAGTTTCGATGATCGCCGCATCCATTTTTTGCCGGCGTTCTTCGCGCGTGAGGCCATGCCCATTATCAATTTCACGGTGACAATCAGGGCACAGCGCTGCTGTTAAACAGTCATCCACTTTACGGGCCATGCCCTTACCTTCATTGCGATGTGCCGCCTGTACGCCATAGCGCCCACACAGAACACAGCACTCGAGTGAGCGCACGGCGGCCAACCAACGTGAACTGCGATATACCGGAGCCTTCAACATCATGCGTACCCCATCAGTTGATTAACGACGTTCTCCATTTCTAATGGTGAGCTGAAGGTTTGGCTTAATAACCGCTCCCAAATCACGTTGAATACCGCCTGATATAGCCGAGAAAACTCCTCGTCATCCATCTTGGCCCAACGAATAGACTTAGCGCGCAAACGCACAGAACCATCGGGATAGCCGATCACATCAAAGAACCCAGCTTGAACTAGCAGCCATTTGCGAAACTCATCGAAGTCTTTTTGGGGTGTGAATCGACCATGGCGGGGATGTTCTATCTCTACCGGCTCCCAATACTGGAAGGCCAGATTAACCAGAGCGAAGAATTTGCGATGGAAACGTGGGTTGCGGACCTCTCGAAACTCAGCGCGTATCACTGCCCCATTTTTCCAACGATGAGCGGTCTCTTCATCGTATGAGGACAGTGGCACAAAAGTGCTGCCGGAGATCTTAACCAGTGCAAGTTCGGTCATTGATAAGTCCTCTGCTAGTGTTGCAGAGGCTTACTATAGAGATTTACGCAGTTTTATCTTTCGAATCACCAATCTTGGGCCAAAAAAATGGTGACCGAGCGGTCACCAAGCTAGATTCGCGGACGTCTAAGTTTCATATGATTATATGACACGACTATGCATTACCTCTTGGGAAAAGCGTTCACGTACCATGAAGCACCTTTCCATTAAGATTATAGCAACTAAATCGCAATTGTATTTGCATGCAAAAATAAACATATGCAACTAATGTAGATGCTAAGCTAGATGTGCCCCCCATTAGTTCTAAAAGAAATATAACTCCCACAAGGATAGTAAGTTACGCAATCAAACAATAATGGAACAAAAAAATCATTTCACCTTGTTATCACACACAAATACAGTCTCTTCAACAGCCAATATAAGCATGCTTCTCACTACCCAAAAGAATAACGAGCAAGATAGGAAAATCGTCGACAAAACAATCACCTGAGACAAAATCAAGCTAGCACCAAGGAATAATCGAACAAAAAACACCATCCAATGAAAATGATTCTCAGCTAGTGAAATTGCATGACTTATACTTCGCGCGGGGAAAAAACCAAGCATTAATGACGCAGTTAGACACGTAAGTAGAGTAGAAACCGCGAGAATAAAAATCCTATTCACAGCAACCAACATAAACCATAGAGTATGAGAAGAGAGTATTAATCCTTTCACTAATAGTAAATAGAGCGCTTCTCGCTATTTAAATACAGCTGGGGATATTTTTGTTGCAAATCATTTCCACTTAAATAAAACAGGATTTGATGACGAGACAGTATGCCAAAATTGCATATGACAATATCACTTAAAGCTCACTAACATCTAACTCGTAATCTTTTAGACTTAGTTACTCCCTATCCTTCTAGTGCCATCTCATCAAACAAAAAAACACATTCAAGTGGTAACCTGATCACTCTTTTTCCTTTACGAATCTCTATGCTATCGATAGTTAGAAAAATCTCATCAACAAAGAACTGAATCGCAAAGTGCTGATCAACATACATATTGCAAGAAACCGTTCTAAACGGAACGCCTAAAATTTCGTCAGTCTCAATTTTAAACTCAAACTGATAGTGAAAACCATCTGTACCATCAATGGCCTGCATATTATTCATGAACGCATTCACGCCCCCAATACGGAAATAAAAAACGAGAATGCTACTCCCTGTCCCCAAGCACTAGATGGCTTGAGGTTAAAAAAATTAAACAGAGGTAATGAATGGCATCGGTATTGAGATCAGACAACTTGTATATAACAACCATTTTTTATAGCACTTAAACACATATAAAGTGTAGTTGAGTTATTGCAACTGCGCACAGTAAGGATCACACTCAATCACTGTAAAGAATGAAATCACTGACTTTTATCATAACTTCGTCAGATATCTACGTTATATAAGTAGTATTCAGCCCCACTCCATCTCTAACTCGAGTCCAGTTAGCAAAGCTGACTCATTGGAAATGCCCTATACTCAATTCATAGACAACCCTTTCCCCTACCAATATCAAGCAGGGTAATATGAATGTATTAATACTTAGACACTCAATTGATAAAGCCATCAATGAAGGCTCATATGATCTGACTACTGCACATCAGTTAGAAAATGCCAATGACTATGCCTTAAGCAAAGTTCAAACAGCAGCAATAAAGTCATGTGATACTGCATATATTATCGATGCAGACCACCGAATAGCTTATATAGGGGCTATCACATCCATATCAGAAAGCATAAAAGTGATAGACAACGAAAAAGGTGAGCACCATCAAAACATCAAACTATCTAACGTCACCCGAGAGGTTTACACTGATATTGCATTTGAAAATGGATGGGAGTCACAGAAAGGGATTAAGGTTATACCAAAATCGGATTTTGACATCCTTATAGGTAAAAACGATGAACTGCAACAGAGGAATTGTTGACGCCTTTGTTCGGAAACCACTAAAAGCAACACATTGATTAAGTCGCAAAAAAAGATTGCTAAAAGACAAGCACAATTCATTAGCTAACACTAATTGAAGTCAGCGTGCTTTTGCCTTTCACAATAGACACCTTATTCTCACAACCAATAAATTATCATAAAAACAGTAAATAAAACCAATTAAAATGATTAATCGGAATTAAATCTCGTCATATTTTCATATCAAACGAAACCTACAAAACAAAAAACCATATAAATCAATCTGTAATCAAAACCAATACATCAAAAAACTACTAAGGTCTATTTTTTTATGACCAAACAGGCTTACAAGCGCATTTGCCTACTTTCGTATATAAAACTATGTTTTATTCAACATGCTTCAATCCATTCAAAGGAGTTAACATGGATCCATTTTTAGGTGAAATTCGGATTTTTTCTTGGGATTGGGCTCCTGAGGGATGGTTACCATGCGATGGACGGCAGTTACAGATACAAAATAACGTTGCTCTCTATTCTTTATTAGGAACTATTTATGGCGGTGATGGTAAAACAACTTTTTGCCTGCCAAATCTGATTGGGCGAACTCCCGTTGGTTTTGATCCAGCACATACGAAATCTAATGATTACAGCGATGGTATTCAATCGAAGACTCTTCCCTCCTCAGTAATTCCATTACACAGTCACGAAACAGCAGTAGCTGTAGATAACGCTACATCAGTAGTGCCAGCAAATGGCATTCCTGCGACTAGCTCAAAAAACATCTACTATCCTGCAGATGATCAAAAGCAACCTATCGCACTCCGAGCTGATGCAATATCGACGACAGGCTCCAACACACCAATTAGTAATTACCAACCGTCTATTGGCGTGGTTTTTTACATTGCCATATCAGGTATCTACCCACCCAGAGACTAAAGGAATATAAAACACACAAGGAGTTAAATATGGCTGATAATTACATTGGCGAAATAAGATTATTTGCTGGATACTTTGCGCCGGTTGGCTGGGCCATTTGCAATGGTGCTCTTTTATCCATACAAGAGCACCAAGAATTATTCTCACTAATTGGCAACACTTATGGTGGTGATGGAATAAACTCATTTGCCTTACCCGACTTCAAAGGGAAGATCCCTGTCCATAAATCATTACCCAACATTAAGGTTGGCGTAAAATTTGGCACAGAAGCTTACACAATTAAAACTGAAAACATGCCTCCACACACGCATACGTTTAATGTCATGCAAGATATAGGAACCAACAGTAATCCTTCAAATATGATGTTTGCCAAACTAGCTGCTGCTGGTGCCAACAAAGGACTCTATAGCAAGAATAATACGAACGTAACAAACTTAAACGAGAATTTTCTTTCAACCACAGGATTAAACGCACCTGCACCAATAAGCAATATGATGCCAACAATAACATTGAATTACATCATTGCACTCACAGGGTATTACCCAAGCCGGCCATAA